TGCCATTATTTCTAGCATTCGTTCTGGAGTAACTGTAAGGATTTCTCCTGTTCTGACATCTCTTTGTAAAGCTTTGTCATTGTAAGGATTTGCAACTCTTATTTTAATATGTTTGTCCATAATTCTTTTACTCCTGTTTGTTGATATTTTGCTTCTTTTGGGATTTTATTGTATATATCTAAAACTTGTTTTTTAGTTAATTGCATATCGAATGGTAATATATATCCATTTTTGCCATTTACTATTTCAACTTTTGCATTTGGGAAAGGTGTTACTAATACTGGTACTTCAAGCATTAAGCTTTCATACATCGTATAGCAAAAACTTTCTGTATCGCTCAGTTGAACTACATAATTGGCATTTTTAATCAATAGAGATGTGTCTTCTGTTACTGGTCCATGAAGATACATGTTTTTATAATCTTTGTGGTTATAAACATTCGTACAATACACATCCCAAATATATGGAATATCGTATTTATCAAACAAATCGCATAATTGCTTCATTCTTTCATATCCTTTTTCTTCTGTTAGCCTTGTTAGGCTCAACAACCTCAATGGTTGTTTAACAGTAGTATTCTCTTGATATAAAAGATTTGGAATAACTATACTGTCTTTTCCATATTCTCTTAACGCAGATTCCTTTGCAGCTTCACTTACTGCAATAAATTTCGTTTCTGGGTCATAACTTTTAAATTCCCATTTCCAAAACTTCTTCATTTCCGTCCAGTCGCTATGTATCATTTGATAAATTTCTTTGTATTTAACATGTTTTAAATTCTGTTCATCGACCAAAACACTTGTTATTATACAAATATCACACTCTATTGTTTCTATGGGTTCACAGACGATTGTGGCATACTTGCTGAGAGATAAAGCTTGCTTTTTATCTATCAATCCACAAAGTAGTGTTATGTCATAATCCTTGTAAAATGTTTTCAAGAAATTGATTATGAAGGTTTCTATCCCTCCAACTTTATTAAAATAATGTTGGCATAACACCACTTTTTTCATCCGTTTATCCTCCTACGCACTTACAGTAACAACTTTTCTACCGATTGGTTTTGTGAAAGTTGTTGATAATCCTGTAATTTTTCCATGGAATAATTCGTTTCCGTAGTCTAGTCCGAATTGTCCAAAGATTTGATATTTTTCACCTGCACCTGTTTTAGCAAGTAATTCTCTGAAGAAGTTACCTTTACCCGGTACTGGTTGTTCAACACCTCTTATTGCATCGAAGTTGAATAAGTATGCTGTTCCTTCTGGTATAAATTCACCTAAAGCAACTGTAACTTTTCCTAGTGGCATTAATAGGTCTCTAACTTGAATACCGAATTCATTAGCATAAGCTTTTCCCATTTCCATGCCATTTTCTACAGCATTACCATTTAATTGGTTTAATGATATAGTATCTAACCATAATGTTAATCCTGATATATCTCCGTTTTTTTCTCTAATTTTTTGCATTAATTCATTTACTAACCACAAGTCTAATGTTGCTCCATTAGCAGCTAATACGTTAGTTGTGATTGCAGCGTTCATTCCTCTTGTTTTATTTACTGTTGCATCAGTTGTAGCTTTGTTATAAACACCTTGAATGCAAGTTTTTTCAAGACTTCTTTGAATTTTCTTTAATTTTGCAGCTGTTTGGAAGTCTAATTCGTTCATTGGGTTAGCTTTTTGTCCAGCTATATTTGCTCCTGATAGAGTTCCCATGTTTGATTGTTTTGCATAAGATATTCCTATTGATTCATGGAATATTTGAGTTACGTTAGTATTTTGGCTTCTTGTTACTCTTGTAGCATTTGGTGCTGTTAAAGAAGCTGATTCAGATATACTTGGTATATCTCCTTCTTCTGATGTATAGTCTTGTCCTAATACGAACTCTACTGAATTTGTTATAGCATTTTTACCTGCTATCATTGATAAGAACGGTGTTCTTGTGTTTCCTTTGTTAAATAATGCTCCGCTATAATTCAAAGTAGCGAAACTTGTTGCAAATTCGTCTGCCATTTTAATCTCCCCTTTTTTTATTAAATTATTTTATTTTGTTTGAGCTTCTGCAATTAATCTGCTATAATAAACTATTCCATTCATATCATTTTTACTTTGTGCTTCTGCAAAAAGTCTTTGATATTTGTCCACATCTGTTTCAGCCTTGTATTGACTATTTCCAGCTGGTGGTGGAGTTGTTCCATTAATAAGTTTATTTTTAATGTCTTGCTCTGTGCCTTGTTTTTGCTTAGTTATTGTTTGACAAATTTTCTCTGCCAAGCTCTTTGTTTTTTCTTCATCTAATCCTACGATGTCATCTAAAAATCCAGAATAATCTTCCTCTTTCAATCCTGCTCCTGCAAAAACACTTTGTGCAGAATATCTACTTACTTTTTTTAAAGCTTGTTCATATTCTTGTTCTTTTTGTTTTGCCAAAGCTTGTGCTTTTTCATCATCTGTCATCTTAGATTGTTTGTAGTCATTAAACTCTGTCTGTAAATTCTTAAAATTTGTTTCTTGACCTGCTAAGGTCTCTTTGAACCTTTTACGTTCATTTGCTAAAACATCTGCTGATACGTATTTGGCACTAACCATTTTTTGTATAGCATCAATTTTTGCATTATCATCTAATTCTGCATTAGACAATACGTTTGCTAATTCTTCGTTCTCCATCTTATTCTCCTTTCACACCTACCTCATTTTTTCCCAAGTGAGTGCTTGTATTGGCGTGTCTAGTGATACCCTCACTAGCAAGGTTATTTATATTATTAGATTCTTTTCCAGAATTTGAAATCTTAGTTTCTTTCCAGAAAGTATCTCCATAATAATTTTTAGCTTTTTGATAAACATCATTTGGGTCTGAGAATAGTCCACAGCTTGCAAATGCAACATCTGGTGGCACTTGAGCTGACATCATATTCATCAATCCTTGTGTTTTTATCAATAAGTTGTCTGATTTATTTCTTGTAAATTTAATATCTATATCACTTAATTTCAAATCTTTTATTCTGTTTTCTTTATCTTTACTTAAATCCTTACAAATTCTAATTGCTAACTTTAAAAATCTTCTTTCGGATTTTTTAAACGAAAGCTCATCTTGTTTTGCTCTTTCATCTGCTATAGTCCATCCTTCTCCTAAAAGTCTGGCTTGTCCTGTATCTCCTCCTGATGGCTTATCATTAAGTCTTGGAATTCCTACTGTTGACAAAATATTGTCATATGTATCATCTAGCACAATCTTTGTTTCACTATGTACTAATTGATTTGTCAATAATTTTACATCTGCAGGTTTGTCTGAGCTTTGAGAAGTTACCTGTATCGCTCCTAAAGCCACTAATTCTTTAAATCTTTGAGCATCAATTTCTTGGTTCACAAAAACTAATAAACTTTGTATAAACTGGTCTATTCCATCTATGTCTGCTGATTTTATTCTGTTCAATGTATTCAGTTCTGACATTACTAGCTCGATTAAACCTATCCTTGAATTATTTAATGGATATTCAATTATCCTTTGTCCTTGAATTGCTAGTGGATATGCCTTTAACTCTGTATTAAGTACATTTACTGGTTGAGGCAATATTGTTAGTTCAGAATTTTTTTCTTCAAACAAATATTTATGTTTATCTGTATATATTGTTATCACTCGATAATTTACTACCTGTGGAGCTTCTTCACTGTTCATAACATTATCCGAAAAATAACTTATATAGCCACTAAACAGTGGTTCTTCTTTAATTCCACTATGATATACTACGAATGTTTTTCTAGGGTCTGGCACAGATAATTCAAAAGGTGCATCGTCTTCTTCACCTTGCTTGTCCACTTCTATCCATCTGTAAGCAGTACCACATATATATTGCCATTCTGCTATTTCTTTATCTAAACTAGATTTATCTTCACTTTCCATAAATTTATTAAGCAAAGATATTTCTGGATTTAACTTTTCTCCATTTTTTTCACCTTTTTGAACATATTGGATAGGTTCTCCATAAACATAAGATTTTTTAAATTCAACTATTTCGTAAGCATGATTTTCTAAAACCTTATTGTTTATTTCTGGTCTAACTATCTTCTGTTTGTCCCATATAGGCTGTTTGCCTTTATAAAAATTGTACAAATAATCAATCTCGCCAGCATTTATTTCATGTTCTCTAAGGACCTGTGGCAATATTTTTAGCAATACTTCTTCATCTATCTCTTCCTTACTATATGATGAATATATCTTTCTTCTGCCAAAATACTGTATTATTTTTTCTGGTACTATCTCATTCTGTGCTGGTGCTGACATTATTTCTTCTTCAACATTTTCAACATTGCTTTCTGTTGTGTCTGACATTTAATCACCCCATATAACGCTAAAAAAATGAGCAGATAAATACGATTTCTCGTAAATACTGCTCATTTTCAAGCTATTTAATGGAGTTGAATTAGCAAGATACTGCATTCCCTCCACTACATAAACTGTATCTTTTTTAACCCCTTTGTCGCGCATAAAATGCGAACAAATACTCTCTCTTAATTTCACCCTAGCATAATTTTTATTGTTTGTCAATAGGTTTGTTGATTTTTTTTGCTTTTTTAATTTTAAATTTTCTGCTTACAAATTTATTGCATTTTTCTACATATATCACAGTTTCCCCATCTTTATTTTTCTTTCTATTTACCTTTTTCATATACTTGGTTTTAACATTACTATACCTATAATCGAAGCACAATTCATGATATAAACATCTTTGGCAAATATTACTCATATTCCCAACAACCTCCTATCAATTCCAACTGGAACACTTGGTTTGCTTCTTTCAAGTATCAATTCACTGGCACACATACAAATACTATCTGGAGCATCGTCATACTTATTTGGATAATCAAATGAATAAGTTGTTAAATTTTTCATGAATCTGCCATAATCTGTATTGGATTTTACTGTTTTCTTATCTCTAAAGACTATTTTTGTAATTACATCGTATCTCATATCTTTTATACGATTTTCTTTTTTTACCGTGTTATATTTAGTAATTATTTGGCAAGTAAAATTCTTTGCTTTTAATTTATCTCCTATTACTTTTGCTAAACTTTCGTCTGTATTTTCTTCTATTACTAATTTGCGTATGTTGTATGCAATTATAAGGTTCACTATGTCGTCGTAAAGCTCCCTTACAGCCTTTTGCCTGAACAAGCAAGCATCTAATATGTACTTGTCCCTAAAAGGTCTTAAAATCGGCATAGCGAGGTTATCTTTTCCTCTTCTTGTAGGGTCAATTACAGCTAAGCAATAATTTTCCGCTTCTTCTGGGATATTTTCAATAGTTTGTAGGTTATCCCACGCAAATTCTAACCCTGATGGAGCAATAGGTTCTTGTTGATAAACACAAGCCCATAAAAATGGGTCTGTTGTATCTCTTAATTTAATAGCCTCTTTTGTACTCATTACATCTGGACATGTTGATTCATCATTTTCATCTAGTAAGGGTATTCTTATAAATACAGCACTTCCGTCAACCGCTTCCCAAACATACTTAAATTTCTTGCTAGGAACTACTAATACTGTACTTTCAATGTCTTCTGATACTCTATTTAGTATATCTTCTGGCGACCACATTGTTCCTGCAAAAATATATTTTGTTGTCTTCCCTGTTCTTCTGTTATACCATTCTGTTTTCCAACTGTTATATATGTTTTGATGAACAGCGCTATTAGTTGCTTCGCTTGCTCCTTTAGTCATATCATCAAATATTATTGCTTTACTAGCTCTAACACCAGTTACAGACCCCTCTCTTGTTCTTGCAATATGCGAAGGTTGAACATCTGCTCCTTTTCCTTTTAATATCCAATCACTTTCCTTCTCTTTTGCAAATGGTTTGTCTCCATATTTCTGAAAATTAGGAAAAACATCCCTATATCTAGGATTTCTTATCGTTCCTTGTACAGACCTACTAAAACCTAGTACTAATTCTTCTGAATATGACATCCTTAATATGCTATTTGTAGTACTTAAACCATATATCCATGCAGAAAACATGTTTAAAGTATAAGATTTTCC